ATCGCCGATGAATGGAATACCACAGCTGAAGAAGCAAAATCTGCTCGGTGCGGCAACTGTGCAGCCTTTGATATCACAGAAAAAATGCAAGACTGTATAGCTCAAGGCATTGGATCTGAGCCCGGAAGTGATCCTATGGGCACTATCGATGCTGGTACTTTGGGTTACTGCAAGTTTCTTAAATTCAAATGTGCAGCCAAGAGAACCTGTTCGGCCTGGGTAGAAGGTGGTCCTATCAGTGAAGCCATGTTGGCCGAACTCAGTTTCCTAGGCAGTCCATGTACTAAAGATTGCTCGGGCCATAGAGCTGGGTATGCCTGGAGCCAGGCTCGTGCGGGTACCAAGGTACCCAACTCATGGAGCCAGAGTTTCAACAATGGTGCTGCACTACAGAGAGCAGGCAAATGAACGACTATCCTGTATGGCCCGAGGACGACGGTAGTGATTCTACAAGATTTCCATACTCCCCAGTTTGAAGCTGAACGCCTGGGCCGTTCAGTTCGTTATCCATTTTATTCAATATTCAAGGCCGTGACGGCTCGCCCTGGCGGCGGCCTCAGCATACAACTGCGCAGAGATCGTCCAGCCGAAACACGACAATCTGGAATCTATGTGTGGCATCACCCTGACTGGGGGTATTTTTATGTAGGCATAGCAGCCGCAGACAACTTTACCGAACGATGGAACAAGCACATACAAAAACTTTTGGACCAGTGCAGTAGTGCCCGACAAATGGCCAACTGGAAAAGTTTTTCACAACAGTTTCGAACGGCCGGATATGGCATAGATGATCTCAAAGACATTACTTTGAGATTTTATCCCAGACCCAACACAGGGTCGCCCACATTCAAACAAGAACTTGCAGATCTAGAAACAAGAATCGTTGGCATGATCAATCCAGCCTGTAACAGAGAATATGATCCTACTCGACCCACATCCACACGTTTTCCTGCACAACGGCCGTTGGATGAAAGCAGTGGTTACACTCTTGCTGGCAGCATGACTCGTGATCTCACTGCCAGCAAAGTTTGGTTGTTGTCTGAACTTGAACACATACAAAAACAGTTTTCCACAATGTACGTACTTGGATCATGGTATGGTAATCTAGCTCTGTACATGAAACTACAACCCAGGATTGAAGTTGATAAAATCATCCTGGTTGAAAAAAATCAAGAATTCTTGAATGTCAGCAAACAAATACTTGATCGTGCAGGTGCTGACAATGTAGAATACATGCTCAAAGACAGCAACAAACTCAACTACCAACAACTGGGAGATTCTGGAGTTGTGGTCAACACCAGTCTCACTGACATGCCCGGGCGTGCTTGGTTCCTAAACATACCCCCGGGCACTTTGGTAGCCATGCAGGCTAGAGACAATGATCCCAATCGCAGTTTTAACAACACAAGAGACATCGTAGAACGTTTTCCTCTGAATGAAATCATATACCATGGAACCATGCGACTGCGTGATCCTGAAACCGAATACACACGTTACATGGTGATTGGACGCAAATAGAATTTGGCCTTAGGACCGAATGCCCGGGTGCTGGGCTGGAAAACCGATTCGCTACCGGTTTGCCTAAAGTGACCAACTTGATTGACTTTGTTCAAAATCCATGTATAATAAAATCTATTCATAGGAGAATTTCATGTCGTCTAAAAATTTCAACGCTGAACAAGTAAAAAAACTCAATCAAGTGATCAATGAAGGCATGCAGGTCATGCATGAAATCGAAACGCTCACAGGTGGACTCAATGACACAGTCAAGGCCATTGCCGAAGAGCTAGAGATCAAACCCAATGTGTTGAAAAAGGCCATTCGCCTGGCACACAAGGCCGAGTTTGGTCGAGAGCAACAAGATCACGAACTATTGGAAACAATACTGACCACAGTAGGCAAAACCCTTTAATGAGTCGTGCAGTTTACAAGTTCTATGATCGGCAGACCAACGAACTAGCCGAAATCATTGAGTTTGACCTTATAGACAACCCCGGATGTCGCGCCTGGCAATACGCAGTGTTATTAAATGACAAAGCACGCGACATGGTCAAACTTTCTCCCATTAGATACATGCAACCTCCGGTCAACATAAATGAGATTTACGCTGGCCTTAAAGACGCGGTGTCTAACATAAATCAGACCGAGTTTCCTGTGGAGTTTGATGTTCCTGAATCTTTTGATCAGATTGATCAAGATCTCATGAATCGGTTGCATAGACATTTTACCAACAGTTGTTACACCTTGTGGGATCATAGATATCATAACACAGGGCCTCATCAAGAGTTTCTCAATGTGATTTTGCATGAGCTAAACACCCGAGTGCATGAAGTTGAGATGTACACATCTACTCCCCACAAGCTAAGATTGATTGAAAGTTATCCGCAAGAAGAAATACATTTTTTATGCGATTCTCAGACTGGGTACGATATGTACCCATTCCGTAAATACCACAGTTTTGAACATGCAGATTTGATTCTTGATGGATATATCCTAGGCAAGACCTTGCTTGAAAGTTTTGCCTGCGACGATGATCCAACCAGTTGGGACACCAACGGACACATGAGAACAAATGGAGCAGCGGTCGTGGTCATGGATCATGTCAGACAACAAATATATCACAGCCTAGAATTTACCGAGTGGTTACGCAAACATCGTACCGAACGACGTCGAAAGCATGCAGATTTTCCTCTGGGAAACTTTGTTGCAGGACATCGATCCAAAATGGAAGCCCTCATGCCCACATTAGACAAATATTCATCAAGCATTGAAATCCTACTATAAATATCTACAGAGTCGTTCACATTACGAACATGAATCATGGCTAACCGGCCATAATCGGAGAACAAGTTGAGTTATATAGATGCACTTTTTGATCGTGAACACGATCGCATACATGTGGTAGAACGCCGAGACGGCGAGCGGCGATACCAAGAGTATCCGGCCAACTATGTGTTCTACTACGATGATCCTCGTGGCAAATTCACATCGATCTATGGCACACCAGTGTCGAGATTTTCAACTCGCAACAACAAAGAGTTCCGCAAAGAGATCCGCATACAGTCAGGCAAACAACTGTATGAGTCGGACATTAATCCCATATTCCGTTGTCTAGCCGAAAACTATCTAGGTCAAGATGCACCTCGACTCAACGTGGCATTCTTCGACATTGAAGTAGACTTTGATAGTGATCGTGGATTTAGCCCGCCGGAAGATCCGTTCAATCCCATCACGGCCATATCGGTATATCTGGGTTGGCTAGGCAGGTTGGTCACACTGGTAGTGCCTCCGCGCCACATGAGCTGGGACACAGCACAAGAAATCGTGGCTGAGTTTGAAGATACCCTGTTGTTTGAGCGTGAAGAAGACATGCTGAACACGTTCCTGGATCTCATTGAAGATGCTGATGCACTTTCAGGCTGGAATTCGGAGGGCTATGATATTCCTTATACCGTGAATCGTGTTACCCGTGTGCTGTCAAAAGATGACACCCGCAGATTCTGTTTGTGGAATCAGTATCCCAAGGGCAGAACCTTCGAACGCTTTGGTAATGAGAGTCAGACCTATGATTTGATTGGCCGTGTACACATGGACTATATGCAACTGTATAGGAAATATACCTATGAAGAGCGTCATAGTTACAGTCTGGATGCTATCCTTGAGTATGAAGGCTTGGAGGGCAAGACCAAGTTTGAAGGAACTCTGGATGCCTTGTACAATCAGAACTTCAAGAAGTTCATTGAGTATAACCGACAGGACGTCAACGGACTTGCACAACTTGATAAAAAACTAAAATTTCTGGACTTGGCCAATACCTTGGCACATGAAAACACAGTGTTGCTACAGACCACCATGGGCGCTGTGGCCGTGACTGAACAGGCCATCATCAATGAAGCACATGAACGTGGACTTGTAGTGCCCAACCGCAAAGAACGCTATTCGGACGAGGACACACAGGCCGCAGGTGCTTATGTGGCTTATCCACGTAAAGGCATACACGAGTATGTGGGAAGCATAGACATCAACAGTCTATATCCATCGGCCATCCGTGCGCTAAACATGGGACCCGAGACCATTGTGGGACAACTGCGTCCGGTAATGACCGATCGCTATATTCAAGACAAAATGCGTAGTGGCTCTAGTTTTGCTGCTGCCTGGGAGGGATTGTTTGGCAGCTTGGAATACACTGCGGTCATGGAACAACAACGTGGCACAGAGATTACCATAGACTGGCAGGACGGCGAAGAAAGTGTACACAGTGCCTACGATGTATGGAAGATGATCTTTGATTCAAACCAGCCCTGGATGATCACTGCCAATGGCACTATCTTTACTTACGAACGTGAGGCTGTGATTCCCGGTCTGCTCAAACGTTGGTATGCTGAACGTAAGGAGATGCAGGCCAAGTTAAAGGAATGTACCACGCCCGAAGATGAAGAATACTGGGACAAACGTCAGTTGGTCAAGAAGATCAACTTGAATAGCTTGTATGGTGCTATTTTGAATCCTGGTTGCAGATTCTTTGATAAACGCATTGGCCAATCAACCACGCTGACTGGCCGAGCCATCGCCCGACACATGGATGCCTATGTAAATGAATGCATCACAGGCACCTATGACCACGTGGGCGAAGCTATCATTTACGGTGACACAGACTCCTGTTACTTTACTGCCTATCCTGTGCTGAAACCCGAGATCGAAGCCGGCAACATGACCTGGTCAAAAGAGATCGCTGTCCAGCTGTACAACAGTATAGCTGATCAAGTCAACGAAAGTTTTCCAGGGTTCATGGAACAGGCGTTCCATGTGCCTAGAGAAATGGGGTCGGTTATACGTGGCGGTCGCGAGATTGTGGCTTCCAAAGGTTTGTTCATTACCAAGAAACGTTATGCAGTATTATACTACGACAAAGAAAACAAAAGAGTAGACACACACGGCGAACCTGGCAAAGTTAAAGCTATGGGCCTAGACCTAAAGCGGTCAGACACACCCAAGATCATCCAAGACTTCCTTAGTGAAATCTTGAATGATGTGTTGACTGGTGCCACCAAGGAACAAGTAGTAGAAAAGATTCGTGAGTTCAAGTATGGATTCAAAGATCGTCCAGGTTGGGAAAAAGGATCACCCAAGCGTGTGAACAACCTGACCAAGTATGCCAAAGAAGAAGAACGCCTGGGCAAGGCCAACATGCCTGGCCATGTGCGTGCTGCAATCAACTGGAACAATCTACGCAGGATGAATTCAGACAAATACTCCATGCAGATTGTGGATGGCATGAAGACCATTGTGTGCAAGCTCAAGGCCAATCCTCTGGGCTGGACGTCCATAGGTTATCCCACAGACGAAACCAACCTGCCTGGGTGGTTCAAGGAACTGCCTTTTGATGACGCAGAGATGGAAGCTACAGTGGTAGATCAAAAGATCGATAACCTGTTGGGTGTGTTGAGCTGGGACCTAGCATCAGCTACCAACACAGAAAACACTTTTCAAACCTTGTTTGAGTGGTGATATGAAACTCAGCGAACTGGTCAACTTCCGAAGTCAACTAGAACTCATGTCCGTGGCACCCATGGGCCGTGACATCGACATAGAAGTGGAGAAAATAACCCACACTGTGTCAGCATCTCGCATACAGATGCAGGAGTTTGCCAAACGGTTACAGGAAAAACAAACCTTGATTGCACAGGCATTTGGTGCGTTTGAATCGGATCTAGATGCGTTGAAGATGAGTCTGGATGATCTAATCACCACTTCGGCCAAGCCTTGGTTCACTGAAAGTTACCGATTGTACGAACAAGAAATGGTAAATGACACCGCTGAATACATCTTGAATCGTCGACCTGAGATAGCCCCTGAAACTGAGGCATTCTATCGCACTCGCTTGCAACGCTACAACACCTGGCACTATCCTACCATGATCATACGACCTGGCCGTGAAACTTTTATACAAGAACTGGTAGCATCAGATCCTATGTATCTAGTGGACGAAATGCAGGAGTTGTTGGCACCTTCGATGAGCCTGTTTAATGATCAGTATCGTCAACGGTTGCTGACCTATACTGTGAACGAACGTCAAGATCAAGATCTTCTGGCCAAGCTACCACACGGTCAGTTTGGATTGGTGTTTGCCTATAACTTTTTTAACTTCAAACCTTTTGAAGTGATCAAAAAGTATCTAACCGAAATCTATCAAAAGCTCAGACCCGGTGGTGTATTGGCTATCACTTTCAACGACTGCGATCGTGCCAAAGCCGTGATGTTGGTCGAGCAACATTTTTGTTGCTACACCCCTGGAACGTTGTTACGTGAACTGGCGCAGAGCATTGGATACGAAGTACGGTTTTCATGGACCGATGAAGGACCCAGTACTTGGTTGGAATTAGGTAAACCGGGCCAGCTGACTTCGCTAAGAGGCGGGCAGACTATGGCCAAAATTATGCCGAAGTAGTTGCAAAATCTAAATAACCCCAGTATAATCAAACACAAGGAGAAATATTAATGAGAGACCATTTGTTAGACTTAGTAGAACACACACTCAAACTAGGCTGTATTGACCTAGTCAAGATCACTGGTGATGACAAGAGCACTGTGATCAACGGCATCGCTGAAGATCGTTCAGTGGTAGTAGAAGGTTCTTACACTACCCCGGTAGCAGATTTTATCGGCAACTTTGGCATGCCAAATCTCGGCAAGTTACGCATCTTGCTCAGCTTGCCTGAGTATCAAGAAAACGCCAAACTCACGATCACACGCCGAGACACTGGTGCGCCCGATGGCATCAACTTTGAAAACGCCACTGGCGACTTCAAAAACAACTATAGATTCATGGCATCAGAAATCGTCAACGAAAAGCTCAAAACTGTGAAGTTCAAAGGTGTGAACTGGAACATCGAATTCACTCCCACTGTGGCCGCCATCCAGCGTTTGAAAATGCAGGCGCAGGCCAATGCCGAGGAAGTAAACTTTACTGCTCGCACCACTGGTACGGATCTAATCTTTAATTTCGGCGATCATAGCACACATTCTGGCAACTTTGTGTTCCACCCAGGCGTGTCTGGTACACTCAAGCGTGCATGGGCATGGCCTATCACCACAGTGATTTCGATCCTAGATCTTTCTGGCGACAAAACTTTCCGTATCAGTGACGATGGTGCTGCCATGATCACTGTGGATAGTGGTCTTGCTGTTTACAACTACATTCTTCCAGCACAAAGCAAGTGAGTCAAGACAACCTAACCGCAAAGCAAAATGACTATGCGGTATTCTTGCCGGCCATCTCGGGGTTCTATGCCACATTCATAGGCAAGCAACGTGATCCTGTGAATGGTCCTTATGTGGATCCTGCTAGAATGCCTGCGGGTATCCAGGACATGGAACAGATGAACTGGCTCAACAGCGCCAAAGGTATGTTTCCATATCGCTGGAGCCTGTACTCGGGTGGTCATGCCAACTTGGATTTGACCAAACAAGACTGGTCGGAGGACATGGTTCGTAATCGTGACCCTAATACTCTATTACTAGGTGACTCGGGTGGATTCCAGATTGCCAAAGGTCTTTGGGAAGGCGAATGGAGAGATCCTACTAGTCCAGAAGTACAACAAAAGATCAACGATCTTGCTGGCAAAAAAGAAACACGCAGGAACGCCAAGGGCAAAGAGATTGAAGTTGATCTAGGCAAAGAGTATCAAAATCGTATTGTTGCTGCACAGAAAAAAAGAGAAACTGTGTTGAAATGGTTAGATTCCATTGCCAACTATGCCATGATCCTGGATATTCCTACCTGGGTCATACACGATAAAAAAGCCAGCGATGCCTGTGGTATCACTACCTTGGAAGAAGCTGTAGATGCCACCAAGTTCAACAATGACTACTTCATGAAGCATAGAAAAGGTAAGCGCAACGGCGGTGCCAAGTTCTTGAATGTGTTGCAGGGTGCCAATCATGCTGACGCAGATCGTTGGTATGATATCATGAAACACTATTGTGATCCTAAGGTATATCCCGACACACATTTTGACGGCTGGGCTATGGGCGGACAAAACATGTGTGATGTGCATCTAGTGTTGAAACGCTTGGTAGCATTACGACACGATGGTTTGTTGCAAGAAGGTGTTCATGATTGGATGCACTTCTTGGGCACGTCAAAGTTAGAGTGGGCGGTCCTGCTCACTGACATCCAACGTGCTGTGAGAAAGTATGTGAATCCTAGTTTCACTATCAGTTTTGATTGTGCAAGTCCGTTTTTGGCTACTGCTAATGGACAGGTATATCATCACATTGACTTGCCACACAACGACAAGTGGTGCTATAGAATGAGTCCCATCGTGGATGACAAAAAGTATGCCACAGACACACGTCAGTTCGGTCCTGCTGTGTTAGCAGATGGTTTGATTGATCACTTTGACGAATCACCAATCAGTCTGCAACTGACCATGAAAGACATCTGTGTGTACAAACCCGGAGATCTTAACAAAGTAGGCAAAGAAGGTAAGACATCCTGGGATAGTTTCAGCTATGCCTTGCTCATGGGTCACAATGTTTGGATGCACATTGAGGCTGTACAACGTGCCAACAGAGAATATGATAGTGGCAAGTGGCCGGCCATGATGTGGAACGAAAATGGAGATCATGCACGATTCAAAGACATTGTGGATGCCATATTTGCCACAGACAATCGTGAAGAATCTGAGGCCATTATCGAACACTATGATCGCTACTGGATGGATATCGTGGGCACACGTGGATTCAAAGGCAAAAAAGCCAAAAATGCACATAGCCAGTTCAATGCCTTGTTCGAAACAGTTGACCAAGATGACTTAGATAGTGTAAACTTAGATGAAGACTTTAGCCCGGACCAACAGGCCCGATTAGATCAACTCGAACATGAACAAATACGATGAATCGAGCAGGACACGAGACAGCCGCATTCTTCTATGGTAAAGAAGTAGAACATACCCCGGCACACAGCCAGCCCACACTATTTGTGATTGGATACCAGTCAGTGGAATCCATTGAATCAGCCCTGGCGCAGAGTACCTACGAAACTCGTCACATATTCTTTGGTGCCAATGACAGTTATCGTCCCGAGACCAATGCTGATTACACTGGCTGGGAAAATGTGATTCAGACTTTTCTGGACCGTGGATACTGGTGTAGTCTGGACATTCCGTTCCAATACGTAGAAGAGTTCCATGAGGGAGGGCTCTGCGAACGCGATAGATTCATCCCTATCATCAAGGTGCCCATACCTTATATACGACTATGGAACTACAATACCTGTATCAAAATCGATGATCGAGATTTTGCGGACACTAACCCTGGCGTGTGGGTTCATCCATTACAAGACCTCATGGATAGAAAACAATTCACTGACTGGGGACAATACGAAAAGGATCATGTGATAGAATGAAACCTGCCCGAGTCAAAGTTTTCAAACTAGCCGAGAATCTCATTGGGCAGACTTTGCCCACTAATCATGGAGGTCATGCCGGTCGTGCATTAGAAAAACTGCTGGAAACCATGGGCATAGAGATCAACCGTGGTCAAGGTTGTGATTGGAAGGTTTATGGAGTAGAGTTCAAGACACGGGACATTAACGCCACTAGCCCCCAGACCGTGGCTACTATGAGTCCCAAGGATATCAAAAACACTGCCTATGAACACAGTGTGATCAGTGAAAAGTTCCAACAACAACTCAGAGTTTATACCAAAAATAATGTGATCATTGATGCTCGCATGTATGATTTTTCAGCACCATACATACAATCCTTGGTCAAGTCTGCTTATGATCATGCCCGGGCACAACTGATCATAGGCACCGACGATGATTATGTGTATGGTGGTGAATATGGGTATTTTGAAAGAACCAATCCTCGTTCTAAATCTTACAGTTTCAGAATCCATGTAGGTGCATTTGAAAAACTTGAACGCATGGCCTGTTCTAACTACAACAATCTATTTGAGGAGATTCCACAATGATACGCTGGTTATGGAGCCGTGTAATGAAGTGGGGGTGGGATTTCAATCGCGACCTGCGTGAGGATAACGTCCCTGTGCCCTTGGGTTTACATAGAATCGGAAAGCTTCGCGGTGAAGAGTTGGTCGTGTGTAGCGATAATGAGATCGAGCTCACTGATCCTATCCGTTTCAGTGTGCAAAGAGTAGAAGGCGGCACCTTGGTCGAAACTAGGTACTATGATCCCAAAACAGACAATCATCCTCGCAAGTTGCACATTGTGACCAACGATGAAAATTTAGCCGAAGCCATTGGAAAAATCGTGACCATGGAGTTGTTGAAACGATGAGTTTGTTTTTAGAATGGATATTTCCCATAATCATAGGTATTGGTGCCATGCTCACAGCCTATGATATCTATCCACTTAACAAATGGTTTTTTTTGATCGGCAACGGTGGATTGGCCATCATGTGTATAGTTTGGAAGAGATGGAGCTTGGTTGTTCTAAATAGTGTACTAGCTCTTGTTTATTTGTCAGGATTGATTGTAAAATGATAACATCGATTAACACCACTGGTTCCTATACCTATGTATCAGGCGGTTATATGCCGGTGCCTAGTATTCCTTCATCGCCATATCCCAGTCAAGGTCCTGATGTGAGCGGCATGGTGCGTTGGAATATTGTGCAGAGCCGTATGGAAGTATACGATGGTCATAGTTGGGTAACATTGGGTAGTTCTGCCACGGTGGGACTCACCCCCGAAGCAACAGGTATCTTAGACTGGGCCCGTAAAAAAATGCAAGAAGAAGAACAGATCGAAAAGTTGGTTGCCACGCATCCAGGCATCCGCGATCTCAAAGACAAACTGGATGTAATGATAGCACTTGTACGTAAGGAACAAAATGATAGCCAATGAAAGAGAAACCATAGAACGCATCCGAGAAGCGGCAGAACGCAAGATCTGGGTCACATTCCGGCGAGAAGGCATACACTGCTACCCAGCGGCCGCAACAGATCCCAAGTTAAATACAGCAGGAGAGTATGATGTATCGTTTCTTGCCAGTCCTCATAGGCACATTTTTCATTTCCGGGTGTGGATCGATGTGTTCCACAATGACCGGGACATCGAGTTCATCCAGTTCAAGCGATGGCTCGAGTCGTTGTATCAGGGTAACGATTCCGTTTTAGATTTAGATTTCAAATCGTGCGAGATGATCGCAGATGACCTATACACACAGATTGCGGCACGCTATCCCGAGCGTGCGGTATGGATTGAGGTGGCCGAGGATGGCGAGAACG